GCTAAACGGCGATATTGACGCTGAAGGCAATGTGACGGGTGAAGATACCCCAGCAGCGCCAGAAGTAGATAGCGTGCCTGAGCAAATTCAGGATAAGGCAGCAAAGCCTGAGGGCAAAGCAGACGCGGTGGCAGAGCAGCCTGCGCCTATAGCCAGTAAGTCAGGCGGATACACCATACCTTACGAGAAGCTGGCAGAAGCCCGTGACCGTGCTAAGAACTTCGAGGCCGAGAACGAGCAACTGAAACAGCTTGTGCAAGAGCTATCAGCCAAGCAGCAGGCGAATTTCGAGCAGGCGCAAGCCAGCGCCGACTACCGCGCAAGCACTGGACAGGCAGCTACAGCAGCAGATGCGAATCTGCAAGCAGCACAAGCGGCGATTGAAGGTGGCGTTGATGCTGATGTGTTCGGGGACTTTTCTGAAACGGCATTAGCCAAAGGCATAGCAACCTTGCAAGCGCGTGAGCGTGACGCAATGAAGGCCGAGCTACTGGCTGAGATTCAGAAAGAGCTAGCTCCAATCCGCCAAGAGCGAGAGCAGGCAGCTGTCGATGGGCATTACAGCGCCATCTATGAGAAGCACAAAGACGCAGATGAAATTGTGCAGAGCGACCAATTTCAGAAATGGGTGCAGGAAATTCCTGCATTCATGAGGGCTGGTGTTGATGATGCCTTGAAGAATGGCAGCGCCCAGCAAATTATCGAGGTGTTCGATTCGTTCAAGAGCGCATCGGCACAAGTACAGAGACCACCAGAACCCCAGAACAAGGCCGTACTGGAAGTGCAGCGCCGTGTTCCAGCCTCGCTATCGGAGATTGCGGGAGAACCGCACCAAGACACGGTGCAAAAAGCCTTAGATACAGCAAGCCGCGATCCTGCTGCGCTGATGCTATCCATGCAGGATATGTCACCAGCTCAGATAGAGCGCCTACTCGCTGGAATCTAAAACACAATCTTCTTTGAAGGACAAAACCATGTCAGTAAAAACATCAGTCGGCGTTGGTAATCCAAACGCTATGAAGCTGCAGGCCGCAGGCCTGTTCACCCAGTCTATGCGCCGCAATTCGACCCTTGGCCGATTGTCTGGCGCTATGCCCAAAGGCGAGGAATCAGTAAATGGTACGCTGAAAACGCAAACCGCCATTGATATGCCAATCGTCAAATCCATTGATACAGGCCGCGGCAAAGGCGATGAGGTTGAATTCAACTTCGTCCAGCCTATCAACGCCTTCCCCATCATGGGTGACGAAATCGCCGAAGGCAAAGGCGTTGGCTTAAACTTGGATAAAGCCCGCGTCCGCGTGAATCAGGCTCGCTTCCCTGTCGATACGGGCAGCACCATGACCGCAATCCGTTCACCTGCCGACTTCCGCAAGATGGGTATTGCCGCAGCTCAATCGCTGCTCGATAGCTATCTTGACCAGTCCCTGCTGGTACAAATGGCTGGTGCGCGTGGCTCTCAGATGAACGCTGAATGGCGTTTGCCATTAGCGAGTGATCCAAAGTTTGCAGGCATGATGACCAACACGGTCAAAGCGCCTACTAAAAACCGCCACTTCATTGCCCGCACAGGTACTGGTGGCAGCAAAGACACTATCGTTGAGTTCAGCAGCGCGGCCTCGTCAGGCGCTCCTTTGAGCGGCACTTTGACCACCGACCAGCTGAACATGGATGTGGTGGACAGCATTCGCACGATGATTGAATCCATCCCCCTCGCACCACCAGCGATCAAAATTCCTGGCGATGTGGTGGCAGAAGATTCGCCATTGCGTGTGTTGCTGGTATCTCCAGCGCAGTATTTCACCTTCGCCCAGAGCAAAGACTTCCGTCAGTTCCAAGCGAATGCGATTGCCCGCGCTGCCAAGGCGCAGAACCACCCCTTGTTCCTGGGCGAATGCGGCCTGTGGAATGGTATCCTCATCATGAAGATGCCCCGCCCCATCCGCTTCTACGCAGGCGACGCCATCAGCTATGCGGCCAGCAACACCAGCGAGGTTGAAAACCAAACGACCGTCCCAGCAGCCTTTGGTACGAACTTCGCCATCGACCGCGCCATCTTGCTTGGCGGCCAGGCGATTGCCCAAGCCTTCGGTGCAAGTGGCCACAGCGGTATGCCTGTGTTCTACAAAGAGAAGCTGTTTGACCATGACGACAAGTCAGAAGTACTGGCTGGCGTGATTCAAGGCATCTCCAAAATCCGCTGGAATGTGGATCAAGGCAATGGCGTTAGCCACTTCACCGACCACGGTGTAATCGCCATCGACACGGCTGTGCCAATCATGGCTGGCTTAGGCTCTTAATAGGCCAACGGCGGGGTGAGTAATCGCCCTACCTACCCCATTCTTCATCTTGAACAAGGAGGCCAATCATGGCTAATGTGAATATCAAAGCTGCAACGGCAGCACAAAACCGCCTAGGCAATACGCCCTACGGCAATCTGAACGCACTGAGCTACAAAGTCACCACTACCTCTTCTGGTGCTGTGGCTGGCTCTGACGCCTTGCAAACGGGCACTACTGCCATTGGTGATGTGATTCGCGTTGGCGTTCTGCCCGCTGGCCAGCGCCTGTTCGATTACATGGCAACGATCAGGACGGTTATGACCGCATCAGTGACTTGCAGCGTTGGCTTTGCCTACTGTGATGGCGTGGACTCTACAGCTGTGCCGCAAGACGCTGCTTACTTCGCTGCTGCTGCGACCGCCCTGTCGTCTGCCGCTGTGCAGCGTAAGTCCACGACTACCACAGCCGTGACCCTGCCTAAAGATGCCTATCTGACCGTGACCATTGCTGGCGCGGCCAATGCGAAAGCGTCTGAAATCGAGTTCGTGGTTTACTCCACAACCGAAGGCGCGGTGTAATCGTAGTGCAGGGCGGCTGTAATTGGCTGCCCTGTATGTGTTTGAGTTGAATTGGAGAGGCAATGCAGATTTATAAAGTGAAGTACATCGGCGATCGTGAATTCCATGATCGTACTGTGTTGAAGAATGTCTGGCAGCCAGGCGATGTGAAAGAGCTAATCCGCGAAGCCTCCGCTGAATTGCTGCCGTTTAACGAGTTTGTGCTTGTTGAGGAAGTGACGGCCAAACCTAAAGATAATCCGCTGTTGCAGGCCAAGGCATTAGATGTGCAGGCCAAGCGCGATGAAGATGATGAAGTGCAAGAATCCATGCTGGTGACTATCGAGACATGGGATAAAGAGCAGCTCATCGAGTACGCTAAAAAATACGAAACCAAGATTGATACACGCAAGAGCGCCACGAATATGCGCTTGGATGTAGCCAATCTCATTGAGCAATTCGGGGTTCGTTAATGACCCTGCAAGACTTAATTGACCGCTTCCGTGTGCAGGCTGGCGACAAGAGCCAGCCGTATCTGTGGGGTGATGATGATGTGACGCGCTGGCTCAACGATGCCCAGCGCCAAGCCTGCATTCGCGGTCGGCTAATTCGTGAGGACGACAGCACGGCCATTTGCCGCATTCCAATGCAGGCTGGGAAGCAGACCTACAAACTGCACCCCAAGGCATACGAGCTTATCAATCTGCGCTTTGTTGGCGCATCTAGCCGCACACGCACAGCAAAACTGGTCAGCCGTGAATGGTTGGACAATCATTGCCCAGACTGGCGCGACAATCCGAATCCGCCAGAGATGGTGATTCAAGATGACACAACCGTTCGCATTGTGGGCAGTGCAGTTGTGGGTGAGGTGCTGCAACTGGAGTGCTATCGCTTGCCGTTGGAAGATATGGCGCAGTGTGATGATGAGCCAGAAATACACGAGGCGCACCACGAGCATCTTGTGCAATGGGCACTACATAAGGCATTCAGCGTGGTGGATGCAGACGGCTTTGACGCCAATCGTAGCGCACAGGCAGAAGATGAATTTACCCGCTATTTTGGCTTGATGCCTGATGCGGATTTGCGCCGCAAGACCCGCGAAGATGTGATTCACCATAACTACGGGTATTTGGCATGAGCAGCATTAACGCGCCACAGTGGTTTAAGGATGCGCTACGGGATTGGGAAACTGCTGTTTTTTTGCCGCTGCCAGATTTAAATGGCAATAAATATACTGGTGATTGGGGCTATTTTTCACCGGAAACAATAAAAGATAGCCCATTCATATCAAGCTCGGATGTGGATGTAATCAAAAGCAACCCTAATTCAGATGACAGTGCGAGTCAATATCAATATCCAAACAGCCTATTCATGCCGTTTGAAAAGGGTGTGTGGGGTGATGAAGTTCGCTGCAGGATATTGCGACTGGCTGGAAGTGAAGCCCCTGCATTAAAGAATGGTGCCATCATCATTATGGGCTATGGGATTGGCGGCGAAGAAATAGGACGATTAGATGTGGGCGATGGATATATTAGTCCATTTGCGTGGGAAAGCAAGATAGCAGTTGGTAACGAAATCTATTGGCAAGGGTATGTGACTAATCCATCGGCAATCGTTAGTACGCGCTACTCGTTAGATTCGACAAAAATCAACAACAGTAGCAAAGTGTACTATGCAGACAATCCGCCGCACGATTATAGGGATTTCTGCTTACCGCAGTTCAGATGTACAGTACTTGGTATTTCACCAACTGGAGATTGTGTTGTTGGGCAAGGGCATCC